GGTGAATTTTTGTATTTGCTTAAAACAACAGGTAAGCTTGAAGAATTTGACTTAGAGCAGGCAGTAAGTTCTGTAAAGGTAGGAGATACTTCTGTTAATTTCAGTGGCACATCTTCTGATGAGGCTTTTAATGTTATGCTGAACAGATTAAGGTGCAGTGGAGAGGAGCTGATTAAATGCTTTCGAAAAATACAGTTTTAAGAACCAGAAAGGCAATAGAAATGTCATATGACTTTAGGGCTGATATTTTTGAAAAGAAAAAGGTTGTTGTTTCTTCTGTGACTAACTTTGAAGAGGTAATGGTGCAGTCAGATGTTTGTTGCAGACTTTCTTACAGCAATATAAGTTCCAATTCAGAGAATGAGGCTGATTCAGATGTTACTCAGGTCATTAAATTGTTTATGGCACCTGAAATCAATGTTAAGCCGGGTTCTAAAATATTGGTAAAGGGCGTTGGTGGTGTGGTAGCCTACAAAAGTAGTGGAAGACCTGCGGTTTATCCTACACATCAGGAGATTTTGCTTGATTTGGTGGAGGATAAGGCGTGAGTGATTCTAAAATTGATTGTAAGCAGTTGGAGCAGTTAAGGGACAGTCTTGAAGCAATGGCAAGAAATTCTGATGATTTTTTTGAAGCTGCATCAAGAGAGATTGCTGCAAGACTTCTTGCAAAAGTAATTAAAAGAACTCCGGTAGGTACGTATCCTTCCAATTCAGGAAAAGTAGGTGGAACTCTTAGAAGAGGATGGACGGCTGGAACCAATCAGGCTGCAACGTCTTATGCAGATTCTCTTACTGTTCATCATTCTGGTGATACATATGTAATAGAGATTATCAATCCTGTTGAATATGCATCATATGTTGAGTTTGGCCACAGAACGTCAAACGGGACAGGATGGGTTGAAGGAAAGTATATGCTTACTTTGTCTGAACAGGAAATTAGGCAGAGTGCCCCGGGCATTCTTGAAGCTAAGTTGAAAAAATGGTTATCAGGAGCAGTTAAATGATAAGTAAGATGATTGATGGGATTGTAAGGCAGATAAGACAGTCCTATGGTGAAGAAAAATATGAGATATATACAGAAGCAGTGAAACAGGGCCTAAAAGAGCCTTGTTTTTCTGTTTTGTGCTTAAATCCTTCCTTAAGACGTAAACTTGGACCACGATTTCTAAAGACAGTTCCATTTATTATCAGGTATTGGCCTAAGAGTGATAATTGTCATGGTGAAGGAATGGAAGTGCTGGAAGAATTACAGTACTTGTTAAGGGATATTGAGGTTGATGGATTTAAGCTTCATTCAGCAGAAATGACAGGTCAGATGGTTGACGGTGTTTTGCAGTTTCAGGTAACTTATGAAGCATTTGTTATGGAGAAACAGGAAGACAAGGATAAGTTTGAAAGTTATGAAATAAGAACAGGTGTAGGAGGTTTAACAGATGGAAGCAAAGAATAAGGCATCTGTAAAATACGGAAAAAGCGAATTGATGAAGTCAAAAAGGTTTTTACAGGACAGGGATATTTTAAACGCTCTGTTGAATGATGAAGATGAATATTCCGTTGAAGAAGCAGATGATATTTTGAAAAAATGGAAGAAAGGAAAGGTAAACTAAATGGCATTAGGTGGTGGAACATTTACAGCACAGAATAAGGTTCTTCCGGGAACTTATGTAAATGTTATTAGTAGAAATTCAATTAAGAACAATACGGAAAGTGGCGTGGTTGCCATGCCAATATGTTTGGACTGGGGACCTGATGATAAGATTTTTGAAGTGACTGCTGATGAATTTGAAAAGGTTGCATTGGAAGTTTTCGGAAGAAGTCCATATGATGGAAATCTTATTAATGTTAGGGAAGTGTTTAAACATGCAAGTAAAGGTTTGTTTTTTAAGATTAACAATAACGGAGCAAAGGCAGGTTGTAAGTATGCAGATGCCAAGTGTAAGGGCTCAAAAGGTAATTCAATAAAGATTGTTATCAAGAAAAACATTGATCAGACAGAAAAGTATGATGTGTCAACTTATATGGATACAACATTAGTTGACATTCAGACAGTAGCAAGTTCAGGAGAATTAAAGGACAATGCCTTTATTGAATGGAAGGAAGCATTTGAACTTGAAGAAACTACCGGTACATTCTTAACAGGAGGTACAGGTGGAATTAATGATAAGCCAACAAATGAGGCTCATACAATGTTTATGCAGTTATTGGAAAATTACGCTTTTAATGTGGTTGTGGTAATGGAAACAGACACAAAATTACAGGAAGTATACAAGTCCTGGACAATAAGAATGCGTGATGAAATGGGCATTAAGTTTCAGACTGTAATGTATAATTGTGAAGCTGATTATGAGGGAATCATTAATGTTATGAACACAAAGGATGTTATTCCCTGGGTTGCAGGAGCAGAAGCAGCCTGTGGTGTCAATAAGGCTTGCACAAATATGTTATATGATGGAGAACTGGAAGAAATTAACTGCCAGTATACTCAGGCAGAACTTGAAAATGCCATAACTTCAGGAAAGTTTGTTATTCATAAGTGTGGTGATGAACTTAGGGTTTTAAGAGACATTAATTCCCTTACAACAGTAACAGAGGATAAGGGGAGCATTTTTCAGGAAAATCAGACAATTCGTGTGATTGATTACATTGCAGACAATGTGGCATCTGTTTTTAATAAGAAATATATTGGAAAAATTTCTAATGACAATGCAGGTAGAGTATCACTTAAGAATGATGTCAGAAGCATTTTTAATTATCTTGTAGATACAAGAGCAATAGAGAAATTTAGTGATGACGATATTGTTGTTGAAAAGGGTGAAGATAAGAAAGCGGTAGTAATTAATACAAATATTACTATTGTAGGTGTAATGGAAAAACTTTATATGACTACGATCATAGATTAGGAAGGAGGCAGTAAAGAATGAGTGGATTTATGAATACTAATGATGCACCATCAAGTAAGTTAGCAACATTATACTGTACTGTTGGAGGCAGAAGATACGCAATGCTTAATGCTAAGAATTTTGAAGCAAAGGCAAATGTTAGTCTTGCCGATGTACCGATTCTTGGTAAAACCATTAAAGGCAAAAAGCCAAGTGGATTGGAAATTAAAATAAAAATGACTTTGTATAAGTGTACGGAGGCTTTTGATAGACTTGTGGAAGAATACAAGAATACAGGAATGCTTCCAACTTTTGAAGCCGAGGTTGAATCAAATGATCCGGCAACATCAATGGGAGCATCAGGGAAAACTTATCATCAGTGTATGATAGAAGGAGATGTTCTTTTATCTTCATTTGATGCGGATGGAGATTTTATTGAACAGGACATTGAGGCATATGCAATGGACTACAGCAAGGATTCAGAATATAAGGAACCTGCATATATGTAATAGTAACGTGGATAAGGAGAACTAAAAAGCTTCTTATCCATTATTTTTTAGAAAGAGAAGGTAAGGAATATGGCAACTAATTTAAGTGCTTTTTTAAAGAAAAATAAGAAATATAAGGATGACGTGGCATATAAGGTAACCGCTTCATTATGTGACGAAAATGGAACTCCATTGGATTGGAAGATTAAGGCAGTTTCAACTGAGGAATATGAAAGAATTAGAGAAAAGTGTACAACAGAGGTTCAGGTTACAGGAAAGCCGGGTGTTTACAGACAGAAATTTAATTCTTCATTGTTTATTGCAAAGCTGATGTGTGCATCTGTTGCAGAACCTGATTTATACAATAAGGAATTACAGGATTCTTATGGTGTAATGAATCCGGAAGACTTAATTAAGCAGATGATTGATAATCCGGGAGAATATAATGAGTTTGCTGAATTTATTCAGAAGTTTAACGGATTTGACGAAACATTACAGGATAAAGTTAACGAAGCAAAAAACTAATAGATGAAGGTGATCCTGATTCAATGTATGCATATTACTGTCTACATAAATTTCATTGGACACCTTCATTTTTTATGAGTTTGGATAAAAATGAGAGAGCTTTTGTGATTGCTTCCATTAATGCAAGAGTTGAGCAGGAAGAGGAAGAAAGCAAGAAAGTTGGAAAGGTAAGGTAAAGAGATGGCATCAATAATGACTTCATTTCAGTTAACAGACAGAATGACGGCACCGCTTATGAACATAACTAATGCTGTCTCAACTGTAATTAATGAATGTGAAAGAGCCCAAGGCGTGTCAGGAAATATGTTTAATACTTCTAAATTAGCTTCTGCCAGAACAAATTTAGGATTGGCAGATGCAGAGATTAAGCAGATAGCAAGTGACACGTCAAGAGCTTCAATAAGTCAAGAAACATACAATGGTAAAGTAAGAGAGGGGACAAATTCAGCAAAAGGATTACTTTCCACAGTTAAAGGTTTGGTAGCTTCTCTTGGTGGAATATTTCTTATAAGACAGGGAGCCAGCTTTATAGGTGAATGTAATGAAAAGGTATCTCAATTACATCAGGCAGAGACAAAACTTACTGAAGTAATGGGTGCAATGCAGGGAGCAGGAACATCACAGGTTAATATGATGAAAAATCTTGCTTCTGAGATAAGTGGTTATGGCGTTGTTGGAAAGACAGCTTTAATAAATGGAGCGCAACAGGCATCAACATATTTTCATCAGACAGATGCAGTTAAAACTTTGTTACCTAAGATGGCTGACTTAGCGGTTCAGATGCATGGTGTTAATGTTACTAATGAGGATATGGTTAATATCGGTAATATGACAGGTAAGGTTATGACTGGTCAGGTTGGAGCATTAAGACGTGCAGGCATTTCATTTACGGATTATCAGGAAAAGGTAATGAAAAATGGAACTGAGATGGAAAAGGCTAATATGTTGGCTCAGGTAATAGAGCAGAATGTAGGAAAGATGAATGAAACAATGGCTCAAACCCCTGAGGGAGTAATGGCAAGAAATAAAAGGGATTTTGATGCGGTTAAAACAACTATAGGTCAACAGGTACAGCCGGCGATTGTTAGTATGTTTAATGCAATACATAACAATCTGCCAACCATACAGCTGATAGCGACAGGCTTTGCAAATGCATCTGTATTGGTTATGGGAGCGATAACAGGAATTATTAATACAGGAACGCAAATGATTAATTTCTTTAAATCTAATTGGTCTATTATTGAGCCGGTTATAATGGGAATCGTAACAGCCTTAGCTATATATAATGGTATATTATTTTTGCATAATACATATGAAGCAATAAGCAACGGATTAAAACAGATATCAATACTGTTTGCCGTAGCACATGGAACTGTTACAGCAAAGGAAGCCGCTGCAACAACAGGTGCAACAGCTTCACAGATTGCATTCAATGCGGCATTATTATCATGCCCATTAACATGGATTATTATTGCTATTATTGCGGTAATAGCAGCTATTTATCTGGTTGTGGCAGCAATTAACAAGGTGCAGAATAAAACCCGTTCTGCTACAGGTGTGATTTTTGGTGTAGTGGCATCAGCAGGAGCAGCAATCATAAATGTAGGAATAGGAACGATTAATGCAATAATTCAGGCTGTATGGAGTATTTTTGTTCAACCTTTTATTGGCATAATTGAATGGATTTTAAATGTTACAAATGGTGGATTTGATTCTTTTGGTGGTGCAGTTGCAAACCTGATAGGTCAGATTATATCATGGTTTTTAAGTCTTGGAAAAGTTGTTACCAAGATTATAGATGCCATATTTGGAACAGATTGGACCAGTGGATTAACTTCTTTACAAGATACAGTTACTTCTTGGGGTAAAAATGAAAATTCAATTACATTAAATAAAGAAGCTCCAAGCATTGATTACAGAATTAATTATGGTGATGCTTATGGAAAAGGATACAATCTTGGAAAGGGTGTTGAAAGTAAGGTTAAGAATACTTTTGGTAATCTTTTTAAGAAAGGTGAAACAAAGGATAAAGACTATAGCTATGGAACAGATGCCATTACAAATAACACGGCTGAAACAGCAGCAAACACTGCAAAAACATCGGATTCATTGGATATTACAAATCAGCAGCTTAAGTACATAAAGGATTATGCAGAACAGAGAGCAATTAACAGATTTACAACAGCAAAAATCAGTGTAGATATGTCAAATGTTATTAATGGTTCTTCAAAAGCTGATATGGAAGGAATAGTTACTCATTTAAAGACAAGATTGGAAGAAGAAATGTCAGCAGTAGCGGAAGGGGTGCATTAGAATGTATAGATTGATTATTGATGGGCAGTATGTACCCATTCCACCTGAAAAAATAAGCATAAAGGTTGATGGTGATAACAAGACAATGACACTGATTAATTTGGGAGAAGTTAACATACTTAGAAATCCCAAACTTACAGAGATTTCATTTGACTTGTTATTGCCTAATCAACATTATCCATTTGCTTTTTATTCAGATGGAAAATACAAGGGTGCCGATGAGTACATTAAGAAGTATAAGGAACTTTTATCTTCCAAGAAGGCATTTAAACTGGAGATTTACAGATATGCTCCAAATAATAAAAAAATATTCAATACTATTCTTAAAGTGTCGCTGGAAAGACTTACAATAACAGATTCTGTCAGTGACGGTTTTGACAGCAGGGTGTCGTTGGAATTTAAGGAATACAGAAAATATGGTGCTGTAAAGGTTAAGAAAATACCAAATACGTATACCATTAAATCCAATAAGGAAACTCTTACATTGATAGCGAAAAAGTGGTTAAAGGATAGTTCCAAGGGTTCTGCCATTTACAAGAAGAACAAGAAGGTTATTGAAAAGGCTGCAAAGAAGCACAAGAGAAAAAGCAGTTCCAAAGGAAAATATCTGTACAAGGGAACTGTTTTGAAGAAACCATAAGGAGGAAAGGATGGCAGACATAATTGATATTGCATCAAAGGAAGTTGGTTATAAAGCATATGGCGGTAACAAGACCAAGTATAGTGCCTGGTATGGAATGAATGGTGCTGCATGGTGCCATATGTTTGCCTCCTGGTGTGCATATAAGGCAGGTGTATCAACAAGCATTGCTCCCAAGACAGCATCAACAGACACAGGAATGCAATGGTTTAAAAACAAAGGAAGATTCAAGTATAAGGGTTCATACACACCTAAAAGAAATGATTTCATTTATTTTAAATCAGATGGTGCATCTCACGTGGGAATTGTTGAGTATGTATCAGGAAGTACTGTGCATACCATTGAGGGTAACACTTCTGACGCTGTTATGAGAAGATCATATCCGTTAAGTTACCATACAATAACAGGATATGGGGTAATCAGTGATTACATTACTTCATCAGGTAAGACATCAAAGGGAAAGAAAAGCGGAAAGAATACCGGTAAAAGCAGTGGAAAACAGGAAATATCATATTTAAGGGAAATTCTTAAAAAGAATGAATCAAAAAAGAAAAAGTCAACCAGAAAGGTGGAGTATAAAGCTGTTTCAGTAAAGAACAGTGAGAAGCTTGTTGTTAATGTTCTGATTAAACACGGCAAGAAAAGGTACAAACATCAGGTTCAGGAAGGATTAAAAACAACCTTTGAGAGAAAAAATGCACCGGGTAAGGTTACTTTTACAACGTTTGTTGACAGCGATTCAAAGAAGAGAATTTCAAATGGTGATTCTGTGGCAATAGTGGTTAATGGCAAAAATTTCTTTTATGGTTTTGTATTTTCCATTTCACCTAAAACAGATAAGACTTTGGATGTTACTGTGTATGATCAGCTTAGGTATTTTAAAAATAAGGATACTTATATTTCAAAAAAGAGAACTTCCACGGTTTTAATTAAGAAAATTGCCAAGGATTTTAAACTGAATTGTGGTAAGCTGGCGAATACAAAGTTTCCTGTGTCAAGAATTGATGATAATGCAACATTGTTTGACATTGTACAGAACAGCTTGGATGAAACATTAATGGCAAGGGGAAAGATTTATACCTTGTATGATGAATTTGGAAAGTTAAGGTTAAGGGAGCCTTGGAAGGTTAACAGGTTAATAACTTCAACCACGGCAGAATCTTATGATTATAAGGAAACAATAGATGACAATGTTTATAATCAGATCAAATTAGCATATGACAACACCAAGAAGGGTGTTCAGGAAATTTATATGGCAAAAAACAGTAAGTACATTAATAAATGGGGTGTGCTTCAGTATTTTGACAAAATCGACAGTCGCAAGGGTGCAAAGTTAAAGGTTAAGGCATTGTTGAAGATTTATTGTAAAACAGGCAAGACAATTAAGATTAATAATTGTTTTGGTGACATTAACGTAAGAGCCGGCTGTTTGGTTCTTGTTAAGTTGACAATTTATGGTGAAACAATTTCAAATTATATGTTAGTTGATAAGGTTACTCATACATTTAATAATGGGCAACATCTTATGGATTTGGAATTATCTGGAGGTGATTACGATAGCAGCTACTAGTTTGACACAGTTAATTAAGAAAATAGCAGAGGATGCAAGAAAAGCGGCGAAGCCCTGTACCATTGTAATTGGTACGGTTTTAAAGGCAGATTCGTCTAAAATAAAGGTTAATCAAAAGCTCATCTTAACGGATGAGTTTTTGTATTTTACGGAAACTGCATCAAAGAGCAAATTGAAAAAGGGCGACAAGGTTGTGATGATACGTGCAGATGGTGGTCAGAAGTATCTTGTTGTGGATAGGATGGTGTGAGTATGTTACCTGAAGAATTGGAAGAACTGGAAGATTTTAATGTGGAAGAGGATGAAGAACAGGAGCTTCCCAATAATACATATATGTTGGATTTTGAGAATAAAAGGATTTTGAGAAAATCTGATGAAGAGGATGAAATCTTAAGGCAGGCAATAATAAAGATTCTGTTGACTGAATTTGATTATTACAGCATTTATGAAAATTATGGATTGGAGAAAGCTGATTTATTGGGAGAAAACATTGCAGAGGTAAAGGAAGTAATTGGAGGCAGAATTGAGGAAGCCATTTTAAGGGATGAACGTTTTAATTCTGTTGAGATAGAGAGTATTTCAAATTACAAAAATGAATTGATGGTTTCTCTGACAGTTACAACTTCTGATGATGAAGAGATTGAAGTGGAAGGAGTGAGCATTGATGTTTGAGGATATGACCTTTGAGAACATTTTAAGTCAGATGCTTGAAAATGTGAAGGGGGATGTTGATAAAAGAGAAGGTTCAATTATTTATGATGCGTTGGCACCTGTGGCAATGGAAAGTGCACAGATGTATGCAGACATGGACATTCTTTTGCAGGAATGTTTTGCAGATAGTGCATCTTATTATTATTTGATTAAGCGTGCAGCAGAGAGGGGAATCTTTGTGAAGGAAGGTATTCCGGCTGTGGTAAAAGTGAAATGCACTCCTTCTGATGTGAGCATTCCAGAGGCAACAGAGTTTAGCATAGGTGAAATGACATATTCAATTACGGAAAACTTAGGAGATGGATTCTATAGTATGACATGTTCTGAATCAGGAGAAAACGGAAATAACATAAATGATGATGTGATTCCAATTGAATATGTTGAGGACTTAGAAGAAATCGAGGCTGTTGAAGTGATTGTGTATGGCACGGAAGATGAGGATGAAGAATCTTTGAGAGAAAGATATTTTGAATCATTTAGAGAAGCGGCCTTTGGAGGAAATAAGGCAGACTATAAGGAAAAGGCTAAGGACATTGAAAAGGTAGGTGCCTGCAAGGTTTATCCTGTTTGGAATGGCGGTGGAACTGTAAAGCTGGCAATTCTTGACTCTCAATATGATGAAGCTTCTTCTGAAATCATAAATGAAGTACAAAATGAGTTTGACCCAACACAGGATGGAACAGGTGTGGGGATTGCACCGATAGGTCACATTGTAACTGTTTCAACACCAAAAGTTAAAAGAATAAATGTGGATGTTCAGATTGAATACATGGCAGATTATACCTGGGATGACATCAAGGAAACTTTTACAGAAAATTTGGCAGAGTATTTAAAAAATGTCATAAAAAATGAATGGGAAGCAAAGGACACAATGACGGTAAGAAGCGGACAGATAGAATCAATGCTTCTTGACATGGAAGGTGTTGACAATGTTTTAAGTGTAAAAATTGATGGAAAGACAGGTAATTGCATTATTGATTGTGATTATATTCCAAAGGTTGGTGAGATAAGTGGATAGAAAGTTGATTGAGTATCTGCCTGAATGGTTAAGAGAGTTTAGAGAGATAAAGGAATTAACAGACATTGAGCAATCACAGTCTGAAAATTTGTGGGAAGCACTTGAAAAAATGTGGAACAATAATTTCATTGAAAGTTTGGATGAACAGGGCTGTGAACATTGGGAGAGAATGCTTGGAATATCCAATAAGGACACGTATACATTGGAAGAAAGACGATTGAAGATATTGGGAATTGTTACAGAGCAACGACCTTTTACTGTAAGGTCCTTGGAAAAGACTTTGGCGGTAATATGTGGTAATGATGAAAGTAAAGGTTCTAATTACTCAGTAAAGTTGGATGCCAATAATTATGTGTTAACAGTCAGGGTTGCCTTAACATCAAAGAATGTGCTTTCTGATGTGGCTAAATTGTTGGACAGGGTTGTCCCAAGCAATCTGTTAATTGATTTGTCTTTGCTTTATAACAAGAATAATCAGTTATCAAAATTTACACACGAGGAATTAAAGAAGTATACACACATTCAATTAAGAGAAGAAGTGTTTGAAGAAGGAAGGAGCACAAGATGATTAATAAAACAAAGTATTTGCAGTTAAAGAAACCGGATGGAGATGAGTTTTATGATATTGATGTTTTTAATAAAAATGCAGACAGCATAGATGGTGAATTGAAAAAGAATAATGAGGAGCTTGCCAAGAAGCTTTCAAAGGATGGAAATAGTGACAGTAATATTGTTGCTTTTCAGACGGCATCAAAAAGAGAAAATATTTTGTCAGGAGAAACACATAAGGTTATTTTTGGAAAAATAAAGAAATTCTTTACAGACTTAAAGACGGTGGCTTTTACAGGTTCATACAATGACTTAACAGATTTACCCAGTTATGTGAAATCACAAACCATAACATCAGCAGTAGATTGGAATACATTAACAGAAAATGGAGTGTATCACATAAAGACAACAGAAGGAACAAACAGACCTGTTACTAACTGGGGAATGCTTTATGTTGAAGGGGAAACATCAACTAAGTTTCAGATATTTATTCCCGATGTAAAGAACAATGTGATTTATAAGCGTTATGAAAATGCCGGCTGGAAGGATTGGCAGGAGTTAACCCTTATTGAAACATCCGGAGAAGTATATGATACAGGCTGGAAATCAGTTGAATGTGGAAATGGCATATCAGCATGGTCCACTACTGATGCACCTAAAATCAGAAGAGTTGGGAAAACTGTGGAATTGGTGGGAATCATAACAAATTCAACTGTTTTTTCTGCGCACGATAATATTTTTAAGAATATTCCTACAGATATGAGACCTTCACGTAACGTATGGTCAATTCAGGAAGGACATTTGGGAACAACTAACAGATGGATGATGACAATCAATCCGGGAGGTACAGTAAGTTTCGATTATTATGGAGCAAGTGTTCCTATAGCAATTGACACTGGAGCATGCATACCGGTTCATGCAGTATGGATGGTGGATTAAAGGAGAAAAAGATGAACATAAACATAGAGATAAAAGGACAACAGGCGCATATTGTTAACCAGCAGTCTTTAATATCAGGAACTTCCAATTTGGAAGAAATTAAGTTTGATTTTTCTTCTGAGTGGGACGGATATACAAAAACAGCCGTAATATATGTAGATGATTATAGTATAAGTGATTCGGTAAAAGTGCTTGTTGAAAAGGATGTTGTATCAGCAGAAAAATTACCTGATTGGCTTTTTAGGGAAGAATGTGAGCTTTACATTGGAGTTTTTGGTGACAATTCAGAAGGTAGAAGAATTACTTCAACAATTGTATGTCAGAAAGTAAAGAAAGGCGTTCCGGTAGATGTTGTAAATGAGATTACACCGGATATTTACAATCAGATAATCAAAATAATGTGTGATACAAAGGCATTAGTAAAAGAGGCTGATGAAAAGATAGAAGTTAATAAAGGCTATCTTGAACAGGCAGAGCAGAAGGCAAATGATGCAGCAGATTATGCAGATAGAGCTGGGAATTATTTAGAAGAGGTGGTAGGTCAAAAGACAGATGTTGAGAAGCTAATAGCGAATATTGATGTCAAAGTTGAGGAAAGCACAACAAACATAGCTAACATAACAGAGGCAAAAATGAACGACATTAGCTCTTTAACAGAAGCAAAAAGCAATGACATAGCAACACTTACAACTGCAAAGATGGAAGACATAGCTAATGTTACGAATGCAAAGCTTGGAGATATTAACAACACAGCACGGGCACAGATTGAAGCTATAAACAGTTCTGCGGTTGCCGCAGGAGAATCGCAGACAAAAGGAATTAATACAGTAGCATCAAGTCAGATTAATAAGATTACAGATGTAACAAATCAACAGTTGGAGAATATAAATACCGCAGCTACAAATCAGATAGGAACGATTGAGGGTAAAACATATACACAGATTAAGAATATTAATGACACAGCTACAAGTCAGATTAGTGCCATTAATAACACAGCTTTAAGTCAGATTGATGCCATTAATAACACAACTACAAATCAAATTAAAAATATGACTGTAAAATATTCTGATATGTGTAGAACTCTTGGAATAGAACACGAAGGAATAATGCTTGCAAAAACAAGTTACAATGAAAGTAGCATACCTCACGACATATACTCTATAGACGTTAGTAAATTTAAATACATTGAATTTGGTAAACTTGTAAGGGGTATTTATGAAGATACTCTTCCAGCATTTCATATAGGTATCTATTTAACAAATCTAAAAGATGAACCAGCACTAGAAAACGTAACCACTGGAAAGCGTTATGATGTATCATTACTTAATGATTTACAGTTTTATGTATCTTATCAGGGTAGTGGCGGATATGAAGTTACAGTAAACTATAAACTTTATAACAAATTAGAAGAAACAACGGAAGAATAAGGAAGGAAAAAAATATGATTGTTAGAGCAGGACCGCAAGGTCTTTTTTTATACCCAAAAACAGAGAAAGTCGAGGAAAAAACATATGACACTTTATCAGATTTTATCCTTGTGTGGGATTCCTTCATTAATTGGTGCAATTTTTGTTAGTGCAGTTAATTATGCAAAGTCAAAAAATTCATCATATAAATTAATTAAGGACGGAGTTATTGCAATTTTGCATAACAAGATATACACGCTGGGAAAACAGTACATAGCTCAGGAGCATATATCAGTTGAGGCTTTGGATGATTTTGAACATTTATACAAGGCATATCACGCACTGGGCGGAAATGGAACAGGAACAGAGATTTATAAGAGAGTAAAGGAACTGCCAATGAAGCAGGGAAAGGAGTAAACAAATGAGTGACAAGACAAAGAGATGGATTAAGGCAGCAGGTGTCAGAGCTGTAAAAACAATGGCACAGACAGCAGTATCATTAATTACTGTTGGAAATTTAATCACAGAGCTTGATTGGGTTTCAATAATTGGAATTTCTGCAACAGCAGGAGTGGTTAGTATATTAACAAGTGTTGCAGGATTGCCGGAAGTGGAAAGTGAGGAAGAATAATGAAGAAAGAACACGATATTAGAATTGACAGAACCAAGTTACATCCTTGGCTTAATTACAAGTTAACTTTACTTTTAAAGCAGTGTGCAAAGAAAGGGATATACCTTATTATTACGCAGGGATTTAGAAGCAAGGCAGAGCAGGACGCTTTGTATGCTCAGGGCAGAACAAAGAAAGGAAACATTGTAACCAATGCAAAGGGAAGCGATTATTCTAGTCAGCATCAGTGGGGCATTGCTTTTGACATTGCTTTGAAGTATGATGTAGACGGAGACGGAAGAATCACTGATGACACATATAACAACAAAGGCATAAAAAAAGTTGCTAAAATTGCCAAATCTAAGAAAGTAGGTCTTGCCTGGGGTGGTGACTGGGTTAGCCCTGTAGATACTCCACATTTTTATCTTGAAAAGTGGGGAGATACTCCGGCTAAGTTGAAAAGAACTTACGGAACGTTTGAAAAGTTCAAAAAGACTTGGACTAAGGAAGTTTTTGGAACAAAAAAAGGACTAAACATTTGGAACAAAACAAGAACAAAAATCCTGAAGAAAAAGCTTCCGAATAAAACAAAGGTCAATGTAATGTATGTTAAAAAAGGATATGCAAAAGTTGAGTATAATGGTGTAGTTGGATATATGAAAGCTAAGTATCTATTATAA